GAATATCTTCCTCAATTAATATAAATAGATTATATGTCAAGGGCGTTATCAGATATAAATCCAGCACCGAATAAAGTAGCGATGCAAAACGTATATAGGGATTTCCCTATGTTCTTTACAGCTGTGCATCCAGCAAAAAAAGATATTTCTGCTGTTAAAGATTTAGACGCTGTTAAACATGCAGTTAAAAACTTAGTTTTAACTAACTTCAATGAAAGACCATTTCATCCAGAAATTGGTTCAAATGTAACAGCGTTACTATTTGAGCCAGCTGATAACTTTACTTCAATGGCGATTAAAGAAGAAATATTGTATGTATTAAAAAAATACGAGCCAAGAACAAATGGCCACACTGTTGAGGTAATAGACAATTCCGAAAGAAACTCTTATGAAGTAACGATTGGTTTTAACGTTATTTTCTCGCCAAAAAGAGAAGAGATTAATTTTTATTTACAACGATTACGATAATGAAGCAACTAAATGTTACAGAATTAGACTTTGATCAAATCAAAGAAAACCTTAAAGATTATTTTAGAAATAATCCAAATGGAGAATATGCCGATTGGGATTTTGAGGGATCTGGTCTTAATCACCTTTTAGATATTTTAGCATATAATACACATTATAATGCTGTTGTTGCACATAATGCAATGAATGAATCGTTTATTGATTCAGCGCAAATTAGATCAAATGTTGTTTCACGAGCTAAATTACTTGGCTATACACCGCGAAGTAAGTCAGCTGCAATGGCTAAAATCTCTTTGACATTTCCTTCATCAGTTAATCGTAATCTTTCTACTTACACACTTTTTAAAGGTCAAACTCTTACATCATCGATTGACGGTGTGACATATTCATATATTACCCTTGATGATTATATATCAAAACTCGATGAAGCTAATGCTCAATACGTATTTGACGAGGTTGTAGTATATCAAGGGAGAATGAAAGAAATTTCTTTTGTTGTTGAATCTGGTAACATTGAACAAAAATACATTATTGAAGATAATAATATCGATTTAGATCATATGAGCGTCGATGTATTCGATAATGCATATTCTACATCAGTTGAAACGTATTCATTATTCGAAAGTCTTTCTAATGTAGGTCCATCGACTGCTGCTTATTTTATTAATGAGAATTATGATGGAAACTATGAGATTCAATTTGGTGATAATATTTTTGGTAAAAAGCCAGCGTCTCTTAATGTAATTAAAATTAAATACTTAAGTACTCGAGGAGATGCCGGAAATGGTGCTAATGTGTTTACGTGGACAAGTCCAGGTACAGTATCACCAACTATTACAGTTTTATCTGGAGCTACAAACGGTAGTGAAAGGGAAGATATCGAAAGTATTAGACAGAATGCTCCTCTATCATTTATAGCTCAAAACAGAGCTGTTACATCTACTGACTATAAAACACTCGTTAATCAAATTTTAAATAATATTGAAACAGTATCTGTATGGGGAGGAGAAGATAACGATCCACCACAATATGGTAAAGTCTATGTATCTATCAAGCCATTTGATGCGCCGACCCTTACTGAATTAGATAAGACATATCTTCTTAAAGAACTCGAATCAAAGAGAGTAATTGGTATTGAGCCTGTTCTTGTTGATCCAGATTTTACATACATTTATTTAGATGTTTTATTTAAGTATGATTCAAATCGGTCATCGTTGTCAGCAGGTCAACTTTCTTCAAAAATAGAATCTCTTTTAGCAGACTTTAATTTAAATAATTTGCAACGGTTTGATGGAGTATTTCGTTATTCACATCTCCTTTCTCTAATTGATGATTTAGACGTTGCAATTATTAATTCATTTGTTAGAGTTTTTGTGTATAAAACAGTAGTACTTGAATATGGTAAACTTACATCAACACCGATTGATTTTCAAATGGAACTATATGCTGATGCCAATCAAGAAGAATCAGTAATACGTTCAGATTCTTGGTTATATAACGGTGTATCTCTTCAATTAGAAGATCAACCGATAACAGATTCCGATTTTGAAAGAAGAATATATGCTTATACTATTGGCGCAGACGGGCTTAAAAGAATATTATTTAAGAATGTCGGAACTATTAATACTAATACTGGAGTAGTATCGATTAACAGTATCCCGCTGAATAAAACCGAGACTATAAATATATATGTTTCTCCAGCATCAAATGATATTGTGTCAAAAAGAAATAAACTTCTTACAATTGATATCGGAAGAACACAAATTACTCCAGAAGTTGATACAATAGCAGTATCTGGTTCGTCTGGAGTTAAAGACTATACGCCATTTTTAAGACACAGACCTGATAATACATAAAATATGTCTCATATTTCTATAGCATCCGCTGCTCCACAAGCTACTGTACCACATAATACCGAGGCTCTTCGTGTTGAAGAACTTATTCCTGGACAATTAAGACAAAGTTCAGAGACCTTTATTAATTTAATTAAGGAGTATTATGATTACCTTAATAAAGAAGGTCTTCCTACATATGAGACGAATAGAATTATTGATGAACACGATATCGATAAAGTGTCTCTCAAATATTTAGACGGTATTCAAGGAGAAATTGCTAAAAATATTCCAGATTCTTCAGTGATGGATAGAACATCGCTGTATAAAAAGATTGTTCAGTATTATACTCTAAAGGGATCAGAAGAAAGTATTACAACGTTTTTTCGTTTATTCTTTGATGAAATTATAGAAGTATCTTATCCAAAGGAAAAACTATTTGAGCTTTCTTCAGGAGATTGGAAACCTGCAAATGATACATTTACACGTAGTATTACTGCTTCTATAGCATTTGAAGATTTAGATGTAGAATATAATTATACCCCGTTTCAAGTAAAAAATGATTCTGATCAAGTATTAGGAACCGGCACAATTGTTAATGCTGAAGAAGTAGTTCTTTATGACACCCCACCCAATATTGGATCTTTAGTATTTGATCTTAATTCAAAGAAAAACTTAAATCCAATTAATGAAACCTGGGATTCCACATTATTAGACAATGTAGTACGAGGTTATTTTCATGATGGTGCTGCATTCAACGAATTTGAAGAATTAGTAAAGGTTGATGGAAAAAATGCCTTTATTGAATTTGGAAATATAGGAGATAATAAAGATATTCCTCTTGATACTGAAGAACACACATTTGTTATTCGTACTTTACCAAGATTCAATAAAGAAAATACCGAGATTCAACCATTATTTTCTTTATCGAATAATTATCAGCAGCTTCATTCACACGAGTTATTCTTTAATAAAACTACACAAAAAATTGGTAGATCATTTATTGACACAAATGAGCCACGAATTGAGCTTAATTCTGATGGCGAATCATTTAATTTTTACAACTTTATTGATGAAACAAGCATTGGTTTAGATGCACTAATAGGTGATAGATACGAGCATATGAGGTCGTTTTTGTCCCCGTTTGATAAAAAGTTTAATGGTAAATGGGAAAAAACAGTTATCGACTTCAATGGAGAATTTGTTTATATTCATACCGATGACCCAGTTTTAAAAACATTTACGCAAGATGACTTAAGATTTTATCAATTTACTGGCACAACGTTTGATGGTCCGAATAATCTACAGATCGGTCAAGCAATATACGGTGAAGGCATTGGTGATTTTAGCGGTGTAACAGCATTAAGCGAAGATGGTTTAACACTTGCGGTTGGCGCATCTAAAAATGATGGCAATGGAAATAATTCTGGTCACGTAAGAGTCTATCAATTAGTTGGTTCTCCAGAGATTTGGTCGCAGGTTGGTAACGATATTGAGGGCGATAGTTCAGACGATTTATTGGGAAGTGATATTAGTTTAAATGCTGACGGTACAGTTTTAGCGATCGGTGCTCCACAAAATAAATCGGGTGATAGCCTAATTGGAGAAGTAAAGGTCTATGAGTTAAGCGGATCTAATTGGGTACAAAGAGGCACTGCAATTACTGGATCAACAGATGATAGTAAGTTGGGAACGAGCGTTAGCTTAAACGGAGCGGGTGATCGCTTAGCTTTTGGCTCAGGTGCATTTCCAAATAAAGACTTTGATCTTGGTTTACAATCTGGTGGAGGCTTACTCTTAGAAGATAGCGGAAAGATTATTGGCTTTAGAAGACCTGATAGACAATCAAATGAAACTGCTGTTTATGAATGGAATGGATCAAGTTGGTTACAAGTTGGTAATGATATTTCCGAAACAAATAATGATCCTTTAAGTGGAAATACTGTTAGATTAAGTGATGATGGTCGCACGTTAGTTGTTGGAACACATAAGGTGAATGACTTTGGAAATATTGTAATGTGTGTAAGAGCATATTACAATAAAGAAAACACTACTACATGGAATCAAGTTGGAAGAGATCTAACATTTACCGCTTCTGCTGATAAGTCTGTCGTACCAATAAGTTTGAGCAACGATGGTAAAACAGTTGCTATAGGAATTCTTGGAGATGGAATTGACACGACCTTCAAGGGAGAGACTGAGATTTACAAATTAGATAGCACAAATAATTGGGTTAAAGTAGGAAATACGATTGAAGGCGAGCAAATCGGAGGTGCGAGTGGTTCAAGTGTTTCTCTTAATACTAATGGAACTGTTATTGCAATTGGTGAACCAAAGAATGACGAAGAAGGTAATGATGCTGGTCAAGTAAGAGTATATCATTATACAAATAATTCTTGGAAAAAAGTTGGTTCAGATATTAACGGATATAGCGATACTGGAAATGCTGGTTCAAGCGTTAGTTTAAATGGCACCGGTACACGTGTCGTAGTTGGTGCCCCTGGAAATGACCAATTGGGTGCAAACAGAGGTCAAGTAAAGGCATACCAAGTTGCTATTGATGCTAATATAGAGTCATTCTTACTTGCAGAAAAAAATCCATCTGATACAACGAGTAGATGGGCAATAAAGATTGCTAATAAAGTGCTGTATTACACTGATTGGTATGAAGATATCACCGCGGTTAATCCTTATGATATTGGTGTAAAATGGTATAAGGGAAGTAAACATGGAGATTTAAGCCTTCCTACTTTACCACATTGTGAGTGTATCAAAAAAGATATTGATCATCTCTTTACTTTGCACAACAGAGGTTATATGTCTATACATTATAAACATAATGGTGGATATATACCGTGGCAAGATATCACTATAGGCGATACTACTGAATATGACGGCGAGAGATTGTGGGATATTTTAGATTATGCTGTTGATGGTGCGTATCTTATTCTTTTAGATAAACCGGTTAACAGTACATCTCGGCTTGTTATATTAAAACATGATGAATATCATCGCTACGAATATTATCAAACTGTAGAATTAAATCTTCCATCTACACATTTAGGTGCTGCTGATTTTGCGCATATTAAATTTAATAATGCTCAAATAGTAGTTGGAACACACACCTTTAATGATGTCGATATCGCTCAAGTTATTCACACATACAGTATTGGTAATGATGGTTATTGGTCAAGCGATCAATATATAAGTCTACCACCTGTAAACACTCCAACAGTTGCGCCTGATTTAGAATTTAATCTTAATAAAGAATTCACAATAGGCGAATGGAAATCAACAGATAAAGCTGTTAGACTCGTTTCAGATAATTTATCTGATAACGTAACTTTAGATCGAGGAGTCATTTTTGATACTACTACTACTAATACAGTTGGTGCTGGACTTGGATTTGATCTTGATTCCAAATTTAGTTTAGCTATTCGTTTTAATGCAAAGGATTTATCTAATAATATTACTAACGTAATAAAAATAGGTAATGTAACTTTACGTATTTTAAATAATCCATTAACAAATAAGAAAACGCTTCAGGTTGTTTCGCAAGAATCTGGAAAGGTTGACTATCCTATATTTTTAGATAAGATAGATACCAACGTTATCCTCGATGATAATCCTCGAGAATTGTTTAGTGATGAATATTTTGATGATGAAATAAAAATTAACGAGTGGAATAATCTAGTGATTGAATTCACGATCGGAGAGTTAGATGTAAATCCAGAAAAGGTAATTACCGGTTTACGATATTCTTTGAATGGATTTAAAAGATCGAAGTCAGTAGATGTATTAATCGATGATAGTGATGTAGATCAACGAAGTCCAGTTCATGCTATTGATTCAAATTCGCAAATTAATCTTTATAGAGATATAGCATTTTCACATATTTCTTTCTATGATAAGGATCTTACTCATATCGAATTTGAAAGAATTGAAAGAACATTATCGAGTGATTATACTCAGACAACAACGACTGGTATTAATTCTCTGCTCGATGGAGGAAGATTTGAAGTAAGCGAAACTGGAACGATTATCATTAAAGCGAGTGCATACGGAATTAATATTTGGGAAAAGTTATCAGAAAGCGAATGGAAGAATTACTATAACCCATTTACTTCTGTAACAAATAGCACAGTAAACTATATTACTCATAATGGATCAAGATTGTATTCATACAAATTCTTTGGCGATGATTTACTATTAGCAAATGGCGGATTAAATAATGCTCAACAATTTGTAGAACAATACAAATATTCTCTATCTTATAATAAAAAAGAACATAACTCTGCTTCTGTATTATATTATATTAAGAGTCAATATTTAACTTCTCACAATACATGGAAAGTAGATAGAACATTTAATCCATCAGTACAATTCGAACAATTTGACTCAGATGATTTTAAAGTTGGTCTAAATTATGGAGTAGATATTGTAGTTGATAATGATAATGATACATTTGCGATATCGCTTGAACCAAATAGTGTTAATAAAATATTAAACGGGCCAGATTCAACAGCATTAACAGCTGAAAATAATACTACAGTTAAATATGATATTTGGAAAAAATTATCAAAAGACGTTATTCGTTCTATTCCATTTATTCGACCAGATGAAGGTTTCTCACCCGTAACTTCATATGCCGGAAGATTAGATAATACCGCAGTTTTAAAAATTGTAAATAAGGCTCCATCATATAATGCAGTACTTTCGTATCCGCACATTATGTTTTCTACAGCTGTAGAAAAGCCTATTACAAAATACACATTTGATATTAATAGTAATCCTATCGGATATTACAAGCAGGCTGATCAAATTAATAGTGACTTTGTTATATCAACGGCGCCTTCTTTAGCCGTTTATTCATCTCAAACAGTTGTATTAAATGAGTTTAATATAATTATGATAAGAGGTAAAGCTGATAGATATAACGGATATGTCGATATATCGTATAATGGTACTGATTTCGAAAGAATAATAGAAGGAAATACGATTCGTCACTTAATCCTTGCTCCTAAATCAAACTTTATTCTTGGTAAAAATATTAACGGATATTACAATGGAGATATTAGTCATTCTCAATATTATACTGGTGCTATAACAAATTATTCAAAGGATCAAGTTGTAGAATATCTAAGAAATAATGTTAAAAAGTTTTATAAGGTAGTATTTGAACAACTCAAAGGAACTGTTGTAGGTTCTACTAAACTTACTTCTATGCCTACAGCTAAAGAAAGATTTGTGCTTTCTGATTTAGATGGTCACAGCTTTAATTCATTTTTATTCTTTGACGAACCACAAATAGGTGTAGGTGAAGTTAATACCGCGATTAGAGTAACAGTTAATTATAATGATACAAGTGTTGAATCTAATCAAATATATTGGGGCGATGGAAGAATAGATAATATATTAGATAATTCACCTATAATTCATCGATACACATTAGAATATCTTGGAGAATATTTTGATAAAAAGGGAAGAGCATCATCAGTTAATCGTATTCAAGATAGTGTGTTTTGGCAAAAGTTCTCATATAATATTCGAAGTGGAATTCGTGTAGATAGTTGGGAACAGCTGTTCTTAAATTTAGTTCATCCGGCTGGTCTCAAATTCTTTGCGAGTGTTATTCTTCTTGTTATAAGAGACAACCACTGGTTTGGTCCAAAGTATGTATTATTTGATTCAGAAACAAGAAAAAATGAAAGTATACTTAAAGTAGAAGATAAATTTCTTTCTCCATTTAGAACTACTCAGCCATTAGAAGATATGAGATGGCTTGAATCTCTTACTGCACCGACTACTGCAGGTGGTTATCATATGCCTATATTCCAACCAGGTTGGTTACAAGGAGATATTAGAGTTCGCGAATTTATCTTTGAAGCTGGCCTATGGACAAAACTTGCACGTTCTGTTCCTGGAAATAATTTAGCATCGAAATACACATATAGCTATTCTGATGGAAATCCTGCAGAAGATTTTGAAATTAGAGTACTATCTCTCAATGGTCCCGAGTTAAAAATTGGTGACGTGGTCTATCAAGATGTTGGTTCTCCACCTCGTCAAGGTGTTATAACAAATATCGGACCAGATGGTAACGAATTTACTGGAATAATTAAATTAGTTGGTACTAGTAGCGGATTTGAAGATGGAGATATTTACACTGAAAATAGCCCACCCACAACAGCAACAATCGCGGCAGAACCTATTAAGACAAAAACTGAAGTCATAGATGTTTATGGCACTGAAGCACAGTCTGCGGCGTATTTACAACAAGATCGTTCAAGCATTGATATTAATTCAGAGATGTTTATGCGAGCAGTTCTTACTACATTCAAGTATGTTATACCTTCATTGGTCCCACAAAAAGAATTTACTAAGAGAGATTATGAGCAAAATTTAAAGTTCAAAGAAGTTAATGATATTAGTTCGTATCTTAATACAACAATTAAAGAGGCACTTGATAATAGTGATATCTTTATGAATGTTGGCGCAATCATTGAAAAGCGTAATCAGCTCTTTACTGAAGATGACGAAGGAATATTTCTTGAAAGAGATTCTTCTCCATTCATTGATGGTATTGACGAAGGTTTACGTATTGACGATCTATTCTCTTCATGGTGGAATAATCCAACAAACGATAATGATATATCAGCACCAATTCAACTTAATATTGAATCATATACTGGTCCGCAATTAGTTCATGGAAACGTTGTTTATCAAGATGTTGTCGATAATAATGGCGACAATATTACAATTGAAGGATTAATTGTTGGTACATTAAATGGAGGAAATAGTGTATTAGTTGGATGGAGAGGTGCTATAAATACAAGTGTATCACCAGATTTATCTCTTCCGTCTATTCCTGAAGCTGATATATTATTTAGAGATGGAACAATATATACTATCGTTGGTCAATACGATAGCCCAATTATCGATAAAACACACGAAACAGATGCAGTAGTAGTGGTAAGTAACTAAAAACTATATAAATAGAATTAATGAGTACTAAAATTTCAGCGTTAGACGAGAGACTTCAGGCAGATATTAATGGGGAAGAGTTTTTCCCGATAATCGATGGCACCGTTGGAGCATATCAGACATATAAGATTAACCTTGATCAACTATTTCAAAGCGGACAAGGATATGAAAAAGTAACGAGCCTTGCTGTCACAGACGGAGCAACAGTCTTAAGTAATAATAGCTCTTTTACATTAGAGTATACGCAAGAAGATAATAATGTTCAAAGTATAACTATTGATAAGTATGCTATTCAAAATAATGATGTAGCATTTAGCCACATCGATCCAGCTGGATATATTACTTCTACTCAAACCCTTGCTAATAATCTTACTGATGCTAAACTCGCTACTGCAAAATCTGTAGATGAGCATATTGACTATAGAGAAGCGTTATACGATACTCAAATTAAAGGTTATATTGGTGATGATAATAGCGGAGTATTAGCAGATTTTGCAACTCTTGCAAACGTAGCTACAGATTTTACAAATTTATTAGATGGTGTTAAACCTGAACTTAATACATTTAAGAAGATAGAAGAGCAATTTGACACAATTGATTATAGCGATAAGATCGGAACAAGTCAAGTAAATACTGCACACTTTAGAATTAACGACACAGATTTAAACAAGCGTTTAAATATTAAAGATTCTGGTATTACTGCAAATCTTATTAGTGTTAATGCTATTACTAATGATAAAATTAGTAACAATGCTGTAACAAGAACAAAGATCTCAAATGGAGCAATATCAAATGATAAGATTGCTGATGTAACTATTACAGAAGCGAAGATTAAAGACGGTACTCTGACTCCTAATAAATTATCGAGCGGAGCTCCAGATTGGGATAATACACAAGTTAATATTCCAGTTGACTTAAATGTTAATAGTGATATTTTTGTCAATGAAAATATTATTTCAAAAGGTACGGATTTTAGGCTATATAATGATACTCGTGCTGGAACAAATGTTCATTCTGGAAGAGCACTTGTTCATAACGTGGGAGATAGATTGACTATTAATTACGCTAATGATTATACTGGAGGTGTAAACATTAGAGGAATAGTAACGGTTCCAGATCAAGATGATGCAGCAATAAATGCTGGAGGTAATAGAGCAGTCGTAACAAAAGAGTATGTCGATGCAGCTGATGTTTCTCTCAACCCTATTGCTGGCGATAAAATTCAAGATAATGCAATTGCTTTGAGACATATGTCTGACAATTCTGTTGGCACATTTGAGATTCGTGATGATTCAATAACAAGTGAAAAGATTGAAAATATTGGTCCTCAATGGAATGCAAATGGAGACGTTATAGTTTCTGGTAAACTAACAGCGAATGGTCAAACTTTTACACTTGGATCAAACTCAATTCCAAATGGAAATGTTTCATTATCTTTATTAGCGAGTGTAAGTGGTTCATCTACTATTACACGTAAGACTGGAGCAAATGGAGCTCTTTTGATTAATAACGCTGGAGGAAATATTGACTTTTCTCCTGGAAGTGGAACATCTACAAAGTTTCAAGTTAGTAGCTCTAAATCAACAGTTTCTAATCCATTACACATTACCGGTGCTGGATCCTCAACAATTGCTGGTACTAATTTTACTAATCCAGCGTTATTAGTTGGTTCTTCTACCAATGGTATTGCGATTGATTCAAATGAGATCTTACAAAAAGGTAATCACCTTTTCTTAGGGGTGTCTGACGGTGCATCTCAAAATATATATTTTAAAGAAGGTTTAAACACAGTAGCAATTGTTCATGGTAATACTGGAGATATTCAAGCCACTGGAGGTCTTATTACAAATACAGGTATAGTAAGAAATAATAGTGATGCTAGTAGATTAATTCTTCTAGGTGGTAAAGAAAATAAAAGTGGTGCTGATATTGAATTATACGGTATTAATAATACTAATCACCCAGGTTATGCTTATTACGATGCAGATAAACACACTTTTAGATCACAAGATAATACCGTAGTTGCTCTTACCATCGACTCAAAGAAGAAAAAAGTCACTCTTCACGCCGAAGGAACAGCTACAAATCATTTGGTTACTAAAGGATACGTAGATAAAAATACATTTCCAAAAATAACTACTAGAGATGATATTACTACCCGTATGGATAGCGGTTTTTATCAAACCGCGAGTGCATCAATTGCTGAAGGCTGGCCAGAAGATAGAGGTTGGTACCATTTACTTACAACTACACATTCGAATACTAATAATTATCATGCTTTACAGTTTGCTGCATCGTATTATGATCAAGAAGTTTATTTTAGAAGTACACGTGACAAAGGTGATCGAGAATGGAATAAATTATGGCACGCAAATAACGTTGGACCCAATTCTGGATTAGATGCTGATTTGCTCGATGGAAAAGAAGCATCAGAATTTTCTTTAGATGGTCATAGACACGATGACCGATATCGAAAGCTTAGTACAAAAATTGGTAAAGATGATCTCACTACTGGAGCGCCCGCATGGACATCTGCAGGTGTTAGCATTCCGGCTATTTTAACAGTTAATAATTCTGCTACTATCGGTAACAGTTTAACGGTTGGTTCTAGTATTACTTTAAACGGTACAGACTTTAAAATATTTAATTCTACCAGAGCTGGATCTGGTAATACCCACAGTGGTAGAGCACTTGTTCATGGAACTAGTGATAGGTTAATTATTAATTATGCAAAAGATTATACCGGAGGAGTAGAAGTTAATGGCAAAGTAATTGCTCCTAATCAAACTAAAGCACTTATTAATTCTAATAATAAAGCCTTAACTACAAAAGAATATGTTGCATCTGAGATTGCAAAGATATATCCTGATGATAATTATCTAGCAAAAACTAGTTCGACAAACCAATCAATAAAGGCTGCTCTTACTATTAATGGAACGGTGGATCCTGGAGCAAATATAAGAGACGACTCTACTTATGTAAAAGATGGAACCAATTTATTGCTTAAAGGTAGTAGTAAGGGTGTAAGTGGAATCTTTTTCCAATCTGAAAAAGATGGAACTAATATTAATCATGCTTCTGATTTTGGTTATATTCAATACCATGCTCACGGTATTGGCAATACTACTAGTGAACAATCAGACCTTGTTATTGGTGTAACAAATGACGCGGGCGGATCAGTTATTGATAAAGTTGTAATAGATGTTCCTGGTAATAATAACTTTGTTCTTACACCAAATAACGGTACTACTGAGCATAAAATATGGCATGAAGGAAATGACGGACATAATTCTGGATTAGATGCTGATTTGCTCGATGGAAATCACGCATCAGCGTTTGCTAAAATTAATACAAAGGTTTCGGTTTCAACTCCAACATCGGCCAACCATGCTACAACAAAATCATACGTTGATGATGGAATTACAAATCTCGCTAATTCAAAGGCAGATGTAAACCACAATCACGATACTCAATATGCGGCTAAAGATCATACACATAGCGGATTTGTTAATACATCCGGAAATGAATCAATTAGCGGGTATAAAAATTTTACTACTGGTATTAAGTTGTCGTCAAATGTAAGCCTTATTGGTAGTCGTGCTGGTACGATCGACACCTTAGACGTGTACGCGAATGATATTATATCTTTCCAAACCGCTTCCAGAGCCGAACGTCTGAAAATCGATTCCGCCGGAAACGTGATTATTGGAAAGACTGATACAAGCCCATGGGATAATTCAAGCGGTGATGGTGTTGGTACAGTGATGCGACAAGATGGTGTAGTAGGTATTACAAGAAATAATGGCACGCCGTTATATGTCAATCGTATTGGCACTGCTTCTACAATTATTTCTGCAAGATCGAATGGTTCAGAAAAGTTCATAGTAGGCTGTAGTAAAGATACTGCTGGAAAAGAATCACCATTCTTAAGGCTTGGTAATGCTGATGTAAATAAATTTTGCCAAATCCAATTTGGTGATAAAACTGATCACGATATTGGTCGTATTATTTATTATCATAATAGTGATACTATGCAATTTATCACTAATAATACGACAAAATTTAGAATCCACAAAGATGGCGGTGCCGATCTTCCGAAATCTACAATTGCTCAAATTAACTCCTCTAACGATAAAACAATTGCTACTAAGGAATATGTAGATTACAAGGTAGCTGGAGTTTCGACTGGAAAATTATATCACGTTAATGCAGTTCAAAAATCTCGGTCTTATTTTCTTACCCATGCCTATAACTCATCGAGTAATGTAAAGCCAAACGCTACTGTTAAAAATTATGCAATGAGCATATTCCCAAACTTATCTGCTGGCGATACAGTATCAGTAGTTTGGGGATATAGAACGCACGATATTAGTAATGGTACGACGTACGCATTCCACTATGCCACAACACTGTATAGCGTCGTAAATTCTAGCACTTGGAATGTAATAAACAACGGGAGAATAATTTAAAAATAATATATAATAATGAATAATCACGTAATAGTATTTAATAAGGTCTCAAAAGAGTATTTTGCGGTAGTATCGCCTAATGCAATAGATCAAGTTGATAAGAATTTTTTTACTACCAAGACTGTAGAATTTAATGATACTACCCACGAATGGGATGGAGGAAACCTTGATAATGGACAAGTTATTGCCAAAGGTGATTCTATTCCTGTAATAACTGAAAGTGATCTAGACGCGACTTGCGGAAAATCTATTACAGATGTATATCAAACACACCATGAATTAAATGCAATTATTGATGTATTGAGTCAAATTATTGAAACACAAAATATGTCAGGTGCTGCTATAGATAAGTTTAATGAAGTAAAAAACTTTATAGCTAATCGCAGATTGATAAATGAACGATATAAATTGGCTTATCAAAACGACACTTTGTGGAATTACGTGTCTAAAGAACAAGAACAAGAAGATATCGACCGTTTGTATGATGGAGGATTATATGAGAAAATAACAACGGATTTATTGTATGAATCATTTGAATGAAATTTCTGATCTTTTACATGTTTATCCAAACTTCTTATCTGAAGAAGTATGTAATGAAATAGTTGAATATTCAGAAAAAAGGCCAAACATATTTCGTGATAGAAGCAAAGAATATATAAATCGCGGAGTTGATGGTGACGTAGGAAAATATTACGCGGCTGAGATAAGCCGTAAAAGTTTAGTGCCTCTATGGAAAAAATATTTTAGAGATTTAATGTTTAAGGAATTTGCTCCGGTTGAGGTGCAAATCAATAAGTATGATATAGGAGCATTTATTCCTCCGCATGTTGACAACAACATGGCTTTTCACACAATTTGTGTTCCATTACAAACAGATCCTGATAATTGTTTAATTTTTGGAGATAAAGAAGTTTATCATAATAATATAAATATCAACGAAGCAGAGAAAGAAGAAAAAATTAAAGTATTTAAAGATAAAAAGGGATATGGCTATCATTTTGAAGGAATGAAACCAGTTCATTGGGTTCCACCAGTTACTTCTAAAAGATACAGTTTAGTAATCATATTTTAAGATCATGAATAGACAACAACATACATTTACAAACATTAAAACAAAAGTTAATACTATTTTAAGTCATGCAAATAGTTTAGGCTTTAAAAGAATCGAAGGTATCGATAGACGCGAATCACACATACACGATAACTTAGAAACTCTTTCTGATTATGAGTTTATAAGCTCACGAGCAGTAGCTAAAAATAATGAGCTATTTAATGCTATTGAAGATTTAGCAGAAACAATAGGACTAAAAGACAAAGTTCTTGTTTCATCATTTATGCAATTACAAAGCGGTGACTTTTTAGAGTGGAGCGATATCGATTATTGGAAAGAAAATACAATTGGAAAGTTCTTTTCAATCGCATTAACAAGTGGCAATTCAATAGAATTTAAAGACGGAATAGTCCAAGTTCCCAAATATGGAGCAATTGAATTTAATACTGGTGATGTTCATCGTATTCGGCCCGTCACTTCAAAACAAACATGGTTGGTACTAATGATACCAGATTATTTTAATCTCGTTTAAAGATATTAACTATTTACAACTTATATAAATAAGATTATGGCAGCAATAATTACATCAGAATTTAGAAAAAACTCCCGAAAGATTTTTACTAATGATATTAAAACTTCAACGGTAGATGACTACTTTATTGGATTAGGTAAGACAGATAGTTGGTCTGATACAGCTGATGCTGAAGGCAATCAGGTAACTGAATATAGCAGACAATTTTCTGCTCCTTTACCAACTGACACAATTGTTAATAAGAACGACGTGTTAGAGAATCTTATGGTTCTAGTAAGAACAAAGTCAGCAGAGGTTTTTAACGTTATCCCGAGAAACAATTGGGCATTCAATCGTATCTATAAGGTATACGATCCAACCGATCCAAGATGTTTTGATTACGAAACAATCGATGGTGTTGCACATTATCCATGCTATGTTACTTCTAATGATAGAATCTATATGTGTCTTTCTAATGTTGATAGCAACGGAGAGATCATGGAATCAACTACAGCTATTCCATCTGGAGCAGGTGCACCAGAACTAAGTTATCACACACCGCAAAGGCTTTCTAATGGTGAAGGTTATGTTTGGGCGTATGTAACATCTTTAGATGAAGATTCTAAATTTTACACAGATCAGTTTGTAAATTATACATATCCTACGCCTGGAATTGAAGAACCATATAATGCCACTGGTGGTTTAATTTATGATTTTAAAGTTATTAATGGAGGAGGAGCAAGTGTTACCTCTGACAATTGTGTAATAAAAATAGTTGGTACAAATCGTGATGGCGGTCCTGGTGGAGCAATTGAACCACGAACTGACGTAGTAATACACGAGAATAATACAACTGAACCTCAGTTTAATGTAACATTCGGTCCTAATGGTATTGAATCGATCAAATATAAGTTAGATGGTAATAACGATGCGGCTTGGGTAAAAGACTTTTTATCTGCTTCTATTTTAGTAAAAGTCGGTGCAACGGGTAATGAGGTTATTAATGAAGATATTGATATTATACCATATGTTTTACCATATGAAGGTTTAGGAAAATATCCTGACAATGATCTTCCTTCTTATTATGCTGGTATTGCAGTCGATTTTATTGGTGAAGTTGATGGAGAAGCACCAGTTGGTTACAACGTTGATATTCGTCAGATTAGTTTAGTAAAAAATCCTGAAAGAAACCCAGCTGTAACATCTTTAACGGATAATGACGACGATACTAACGAAGGCTTCTATACAAGTGAAGAAGCGTATGACGCATTAAAGTATCTAACACTTACAGCTTCTTCTTTACAAAGAGATTATATCGGCCGAGATTTTATTATTGAACAAGAAGGTACCGGAGCAAAAGCATGGTTAGACTATGCGGATAATGTAAATGAAAGATTATATTATCACCAAAATAGTTCACCTCTTGTTAACTTTAAAAAGTTTTCACCTACAGAAGGAGAAGATAGAAAAGTAAAAATTACAAGTATAGCGGGTTTCTGGGACAATGAAGAATATCCGGTTCTTAGCTGTGAAGATCCTGAGTACTTACCACAAACAGGTGAAGTTATTTTTTATGAGAATAGAAAGCCTATAAATAGAAACTATAATCAAACTGATGAAGTAAAACTTGTTATTCAATTCTAATGGCCATAAAAACTTATCAAGTCCCACCATATGTCGACGATTTTGCGGTAGAAGACATTAATTTTAATAATAAGACGGCTGAGGAAAAGAACTTTCTTCGGATTCTTTTTAAACCTGGTGTTAGCGTACAAGTGCGCGAACTTAACCAGATGCAGTCTATTCTACAAAATCAAATTGACAAAGTTGGTAGAGGTGTTTTTAAAGAAGGTCCAGTTCCCGAATTAGCTACAGAAGCAACACTAGATCGTTCTATAAGTTATGTCGATTTAGATATAGATCCAGCACTTATTACTGGATTGGTTCCGTATTTAAACCTTGTTAATGAAATTCGACTTGATTATAATCCTGCAGTAAGTCCTCAGCCTTTTATTAATGCTGAGGTATTGCACTATCAAGCTCTTCCAGAAACAAATAGATTTAGATTTTTTATCAAGTATCTTAACTCGGTACAAGATGATAACGGCGATAATGTACAAGAGTTTGATCATTTAGCAAGTCCTTCACAGGTTGTAGAATTAGCTAATCTTGTTGAAACTGAGTTGCAAACTCAATATGCGGCTGGAACAAATTTCGGTACTGTAGTCGATACTGGTAAAGCTATTCATGCAAAATCCGAAGAAGGTGTATTCTTTGTTAAAGGTCAATTTGTTTATGCTGAAGATCAAGATATTTACGCAAAGGTTCCTGCAGACGATTACCTTATTAATGCTAAACTTGTTTTTAAAGTAGTTGAAACTATTGTAAACTACCAAATGGATAGATCCTTACTTGATAACGCTGCTGGTTATCCAAATGAAACTGCACCAGGTGCAGATCGTTATACGATTGATCTTCAATTGTCAATCTTAAGTAAAGATGTTTCAGATAATGACGAACTCTTTATTGATGGTCATGAAAAGATTTTTGGTTATAATACGCCTGTAGGTGATACGCTATCTCTTTTAGAAGTTGATGATAGCGCAGTTGTTCAAGTTGCTCGACCAGAATTTAGCGGAATTACAGACGTATTAGCTGAACGTACACGAGAAGAAAGCGGAGACTATACATTAGACCCGTATCTTATTGATATTACTGGATTCTATAATGATACTACAGACGATTCTAAATGTGGTCGTGGGGTATATAGCGCAGAGCAAATGCTTGATAGCGATGTCGTTATTCCTGCTAATGATATTTCTGGGGTAGCTGCTGGTCAATTATCCGAGAAATCAGAAGCAGATAGAATCAAATTTGGTGAATCACGTTTTGTAGTAGGTGTTGAACCATCTGTAGCATACGTCGATGGTTATCGAATTGCTGAACCCGAAAAAATTAATGTTGTAGGAAGAAAAGCCCGTACGACTTCAGAGTTTCAACAAACGTATAGTAACGCTAATCTTGGTTCATATCTTTTAGGTACTGTGTTTACTGGAGCACCTTCATTTGATGTAGATACAGTATATGATATTACAGATACAGGTGGATCTAATACTTTTGCTACATGTAGAGTGCGTTCAATTGAAAGAAACGGATCGCAATATAGGTTGTATGTTTATGATATTCAATTTGCTGGTTCTTATACTTCTTTAACAGGAGCAACTACAATTACAAGTGGAGCATTTAGTTTTACAATAGATACTACTGATGGTGTTGGTCTATATGATCCACAATACAATAAATCAATTTATAAACTTCCAGCTGATTTTATTAAGTCGGTTAAAAACCAATCTGAAGAAATCGAGTTTACTGCAAGAAAAGTATTTACTCCTCAATCTCCAACAGCAACTACAGTAGTACTTCAGCTAACTAGTCCTGATAGATTCGAAGAATTCGGTACTGATTCATATATCATAATTGATGCTAGCGGTAATATAAAAGCGGTGAGTCAAGCGGTGCGCAACGAAGAAACAAATAATAATCAAGTAACACTTACGAGCTCTGGTATTGATACCAACGGCACAGTGTCGGTTATAGCATCATATCGTACAAGCTTAACTAAAAAGGCAAAAGCTCTTACATCTATTACAGACGAAGTGTTGTCGGGAGATAATACCACTGTTAATACAAACACCGAGATTGAATTAGCTAATCATGATATTATTGCAATAACATCGGCTCAAGATTTTGCCGGTAATAATATTGATAAGGAGCTTTTTATTCTTGATAATGGTCAAAGAGATGGTTGTTATAAGAAAGGAAAGGTTAAATATATTGGTCCTGAAATAACTGCTTCTGGTGCTGGTACAGGTGGACTTAAAATATCTTATACGTATTTTGCACATGGAGGAGGAGATTACTTCTCAGTTGATTCGTATTCAGTTGATTATCCAGAGATTCCATCGTATAAAGATATTCGACTTTCTGATGCTCTTGACTTTAGAGCTAAACTCGGTGGTGGTGATGCTGGTACACACTTAGATCCTAATAGTACTATAGACGCTCAAATCCAATATTATCTTTCTCGTGTTGATAAACTAGTTGTTACTCGTGAAAGTGAATTTAAACTTATTGAAGGTATTCCAAACGTAGTTCCTGAAGAGCCGAGTATTCCATCAACAGCGATGCACCTCTATACTCTCCATGTTCCGGCATATACGTTTTGCCATACCATGATCGAAACAAGTTTTATCGATAATCGTAGATACACAATGCGAGATATCGGTAATATTAATTCGCGAGTAAATAATCTAGAATATTATACTACTCTATCGTTACTTGAAAGAGAAGCTAACGGTAAGCAAATATTTGAAACATCTTCTGGTAACCCATACGATAGGTTTAAGAACGGAATTATTGTTGATAGTTTTGCTGGTCACGATGTAGGAAATATATTTGATTCGCATTATAATTGTTCAATGGATTCGGAAGATCCAATTCTTCGACCGTATTTCGAAACACGCAGCATCCCATTTACACAAACTGGCAATAGTCAAGATACTAATAATGTATCGATTAATGATGGAATTGCTACTCTTTCGTATTCAACTGGTCCAGCATGGATTGATCAGCAAAAAGCTGCAGTATCAATCAGTGTTAATCCTTATGATGTTGCAACTTGGTTAGGTTCTTTCAAACTTTCTCCGTCATCTGACGAGTGGATGGAAACTCGAAGAGCGCCAAATATTGTAAACGAAGTTGGCGGAAGTCTTTCTGACTTAAGAGCAGAAGTTAATCGTGTTAATCAAATGGGTACACGATGGAATTCTTGGCAAACTACATGGACGGGTCGACCTGTAACACGAACTACTAAAGAACGAAGAGACCGCACTGGAATTCCTTGGGGCCGAGGTCCCGGTAGAGGTTGGGTTCGTAGAGTTACTACTACTACTACTGAATCAAAACAGGTGCGAACAGGAATTAGAACTACTGCTAGAATAAATAGCGTTACTCGCCAAAAAGATGATCGTGTAATTGATGTAAGTTTTGTACCATTTATTCGTGCTCGTAAAGTTTACTTTAAGGGTAAGTTATTCAAACCTAATACAAAGCTAAAGGTATTTTTTGATGGTGAAGATATTACAAAATATGCTACTGGTGTTGTAGAAGGTGATTATAAAGAATGGTCTGAAAATGCTTCAGTGCGAGTTTATCATAATCAATCTAATACATCAATTGCAGGTAGTGGCGGTGATATTGTTACTGATAATAAGGGTGAGGTGTATGGTTGGTTTGTTATACCAAATAATTCAGAGCATCAATTTTCAGCTGGTGAAAGAAAGGTTATTCTATCTGATGGTAAAACTGCTACTGATCCTGCAGCTACTACAAGCGCAGATGCAGTATATACTGCTCAAGGTAAAGTTCAAACTAAGCAAAGAACTCTTATTACTACACGAACAGTTGTTAGACAAGATCAACGTATTACTCACTCTCGAATCCAGTCTTCAACCGGTGTTACTCGTACACAGTGGTATGATCCATTAGCACAATCATTTATTATTGGAGAAAATCCAACTGGTATTTTCATTCATTCAGTAGATCTATATTTTAGTCACGTATCTACTAAGAATGTTCCAATTAAAATGTATCTAGTTGAAGTTGAAAACGGTATGCCTACTCAACGCCGTGTCCCGTTAAGCGATGTGATAAAACAACCAAACGAAGTAGCAACAAGCGCAGATGCAACTGCTGCAACAACGTTTGAGTTTGACTCTCCTCTATATCTTCAATATGGTACTGAATATGCTATTGTTACTGAATCAAATTCATCACACTATCGTCAATGGTTATCTGAAGTAGGTAAAGATGATGTTACAACTGGTGAATATATTTCAAAGAACCCATTCTTAGGTGTATCATTCAAATCTCAGAATGCTTCGACTTGGACACCTGACCAAATGAAAGACTTTAAGATGGTTGTTCGAAGAGCAGACTATCAGACATCTGGACATATTATATTGGAAGCAAGTGGAATTAGTTCTGCTGTAACTGACGAAAGTGATGGTCCACTTGAGTTCTCACAAATTCAGTTGAACACTGACTTTATCGAACATCCAGAAACAGAAGTACTATACGAAATTTCAGTTGATGGTGGATCAAGTTATGAAATAATTGTTCCAAACGAAAACCATTATATTTCTACTACTACACCAATTACAAATAATTCGAATATAAAGATAAGAATTACTATGGAGAGCGAGAACTCAAAAGTATCTCCAGTAGTTGACTTAGATCGTATCTCGCTTATTGCTGTTAAGAATATTATTGGACCAGAAGATGGTACTGCAAGTAGCCCTAATCCTACAGATAGTTTAATGCAGATTGATGATGCGAGTCCTCCTGCACAATTTGATTCAGAACTATCAGCAGATCACGGTAATGCAACTGCGGTCTATATGACTAAGGAAGTTGCTCTCAATAATGCTTCAGATAGATTAGATTCATATCTTAACATTAATAAACCATATGCTGATAGTAACGTATTAGTATACGCCCGATTTAAAAGATCAGAATATAATATTGAAGATGTTGCATTCGAAAGAATTGATCCATCTACTCCAATACCAATTAACGATTTTGATGACTATAGCGAAATTCAATATACACGAGATTTCTCAGCTGATTCTCCAGTATTACCGCTCTTCACATCTTTCCAAATTAAAATTGTTTTAGTTTCTAATGATCACGCTCTTGTTCCTACAGTAAAGGACTTTAGAGCAATTGCAACTATCTAAAATGAAATTAATAGTAAAAGAAAACACTGCACTTGAACGAGACAATAAAACAAATGCAATACTAAATAATGATTCTTCTGGATATAAAGCTGCCTTACTAAGAAAGAAATATAATAAAAAATCTGTAAAAGAAATTGCAGACTTAAAAGGTGAAATATCAGAGTTAAAAGATTTAGTTAAAACACTCATCGTTAAAATGAATAAATAGAGTTATGGCCCGAAAAGAACTATTTACAGACGTATTTGAAACTGATACATTTAACGAATGGAGACTTAAGACTAATTCGATTAAGATTAATCTTCAAGACATCTATGACGAGCTTGATACTTTAGATAGTAGAGTTGTACTACTTACTGGAAATCAAACAATCGACGGTGTTAAATCATTCATACAAAAGTCTAGATGGACAAAGGAGTATACCCAACACGAGGTAACTCCTATGCTGGAGCTAAGAGTTACAAATTCTAGTTCCCCGTATGGTCAAAATATTGGCCATAAAGGATCTGGTCCATCGATCGACTTCTATAATCCAGATACTACTACTGGAGGAAACACTTGGTTGACTTCCCGTATTGCTTCTATTACTGAAAGTAATTCAGATATCTTGCCAGATGCATCATTGGTATTTTACACTGGCAAAAATACTAAAGACATCATTGAAAAGATGCGAATCACTTCTAACGGTAATGTTGGAATTGGAACTTCATCACCGTCAACACAATTAAGTGTTCAAACAGCTACTAATAATAGCATTATATCTATTCGATCAAAGGATGATAAGTATGCAGCAGTAACATTTGGTGACAGTAAAAGCTATAAGTCTGGCCAAATTCAGTATCACAATATCGGTAACTCGATGAGATTTTTTACTGGAGAAGATAGTAATAATAATTCAGCTGAACGAGTTCGTATTACTTCTAATGGTAATGTTGGTATAGGAACGAGTTCTCCTTCTGAAAAGCTTGATGTAAA